CATCTGCATCGGGTTATAACTGGAAACCCCAATACCCCGTTCAGTCAGTGACATACGGGCATATTCACGCAGAGTCATCCCGTTGTAGACATTATCACGTTCGGTTTTTTCAAATCCGGCACGCGCCATCAGCGCCTGGCGGATCCCGTCCCCCACAAAATTACCGTTACCGGCATAAATATGAGCCGGGGTATTTTTATTGGATGGCGTGGACTCGCGCCCCATCTCGTTCAACAGCTTCTCGCGGGCCTGCTCCAGCGAACACTCAGGATCGGCAAGGCACTGAGCCTGCAGCGCCTGATAACGCCCGCCAAACATGGCAAACAGATCATTAATACCGTTTACACGCGCTTTTTGCTCTGCCAGTACCTGCGCACGGATACTGTTTTCATCCACCACTGGTGCTGCTGCCTGCACTGGCGTCCGGGGTGCTGCTGGTTCATCATCCGGTACGCGTGGAGCACTGTTGCGTGGCGGAGTAATCATGTTTCGAATGGATTCCGGCATCTTTTTAAATTCCTCTGTACGTTTTGACTGAATACATGCCATTGCCTTAACGGCTGGCGTCACCTGGTCAGCAAATCCCTGTGCCAGACATTCGGCTCCGGACATCCAGGTCTCATCCGCCAGCATGGCAGCAATTTCATCGGTGGTTTTCCCGGTTTTCTGTGCATAAGCGGGTAACAGAACCGCCTCAACCTTATCGAGCAGGTCGGCATAGGTGCGCATGTCCTCCGCATCACCGCCCGTAAAGCCAAATGGTTTATGAATCATCATGAAGGTGTTTTCCGGCATAATGACCGGGTTTCCCACCATCGCAATGACCGACGCCATTGATGCCGCCACACCGTCGACATAAACGGTAATGGACGCACCATGTGTTTTCAGCGCATTAAAAATGGCGATGCCTTCAAAGACATCGCCACCCGGTGAATTGATATGGAGATTAATGTGGGTGATATCGCCCAGTGCATTCAGATCACTGATAAACTGCTTCGCTGTAACACCCCAGAAACCAATCTCGTCATAAATATAAATATCCGCGTCACTCTGGTGACCAGCCTGCATCCTGAACCAGGAATTATTCTTCGGACTGGTCGTCGGTGTACTGCGGCTACTGTCGTTTCGTTGCGGCACTGCTGCCTCCTTTATCACTGGCCGGATCGGTATCAAATACCAGGTCCAGCTTGCGGTTTTCATCAATTTCGGCCTTGCGCCGACGTTTGACATCATCCGGATTACGACCACCTGCACGTACCCAGTCTGATTCTGTCGCCGCTCCACCACGAATCTGGATTTTCCAGGCCTCAGCCTCCTTAACAGGATCAATCCACGGCATCACCGGTCCGGAATACACCGCGGTATACAGTGAAGAACGGTCAAGATCGCGGGGTAGCCTGATAACACCGGATGCCACAGCCTGTTTCAGCCAGGCACGATACATCGGGCGGGTGACGGCACCAATAAACCAGTCCTGCAGGATCAGGTAGCCATCAGTGGATTCAACCAGCTCCTGACGCTGGGCGCTGTAAGTGCCGTTATAGTTGCGCGCTGTACTGGAAAAACTCAGACGACTGCCCGCCGCCACGGCACGCAACTGAGCATTACGAAAAGTTTCAAGGTTAGGATTTGGGCGATCCGACTTCACCATTCCGATTTCTTCGCCGGGTTTCAGATCGTCGTAAATAATGCCTGGCTGAATGGTAAGCTCGCGTTCATTCTCCTTGCTGTAATTACCATCCGTTTCATAGCTCTGTCCGTCGCCTTTGCGGATGTACATCCCCAGAGCAGCGGCGACCCTTGCTGCAGTCAGCTCAGAATCTTCATACTCTTTCAGGGCGCTGAGGCGGATCAGCACACCGGACAATAAAGACGTCCCGCGCATCTGGTGCAGACGGCGAACAAATTTAAGATGCAGCATTCGCTCTGCATCCACTTCTTTGGTTTCCATCTGCCGTCCGGATACGGGACGGCTTTTATACACCAGATATTTTTCGGGACGCCCCCAGTCATCAACAAACACGCCCTGATTCAGCCTGTTGCTCTCATCACTGGTCATGGGAATAAAGTCCGGCTCGAGCGCCTCCAGCCAGAAATGAACACCGGCAGAAGGCGTCAGGCTGTTTATGCGCCCGGAAACCATCTGGGCAAACACCTCACCATCGCGCAGCCAGGTACGCAGCATCAGACGTTCCAGCATCGGACGGGTAAACTGCCCGGTGACTTCCGGGCTGACAGACCATTCACTCCATCGGGTGCGAATCTCCGCAGCCAGGTCACGGGCAATGGCCCCATTGCGTAATACCGGATGTGGCTCGACAATAATCCCGTTTTTCCCCACCACCCGTTCTTCCAGCTTGTCAAATACACCAATAACCAGATCGTGGTTGTTATCAAGGTAACGGGCCTGCTCACGTAACGACACGGCCCCGTACTGGCTTAACTGGTCGGCAGTTCGGTTTTCCCGCCGGGCTTTGTGTGTCCGCGTCGTTTTTACGGCCTCATAAGCCTGGATCACCGCACGGGAACGCAGCCTTGCCGCTTTCCATCCTGGTGAAAAAACGCCAATCACATCATCAAGAATTGCCATCAGAACCTCGCCAGCCGGTACCCGGGATGCCCCCGTCGTCGTGTAATCAGAGCCGCAAGGCGGCGCTCCCACTCCTGCCGTCCCTGCCGGATCTCAGATAAGTTTTCCATGGTCATCTGCTGACCATTAAAAGTGACGGATTTTCCGTCCAGCACCGCCATTTCAGCTTCCGTATAACGCTGAATCATGGCTTCAATATCATTCTGGTTCATAACCATCCTCCGGAAGTCAGCCAGGGGTTAACATCGTCAGTTACTGTTTTCTTCCGTTTTTGTTTTTTAACAGGCGTGGATACCGGCTCCGGTGAGGGTGACGGTTCGGTACTGTCCGGGACACACTCCAGCCAGGTTTCCCGGCTCGCCCACTCCGGTGCATCCGGCCAGCGGATCTTTTCGTATCCATGCAGAATGACCAGCGCCTCGGCATACACCATCAGGTCAAAAGCTTCGTTGGCACCGCGACCCGGCTTACTCCATTTCCCGTCACTACTCCGCTCTTCATACGTCAGTTCGTCGTAAAACCAGCTCCCCAGCCAGTCAGGGAAATGCACATAGCCTGGACCTGGAGAGTCACGCCATAACGCGTTATTCACCCGGTCTTTCAGGGCATCCGTCTGAAGAAGCCAGAGCGGCACATCACCTGCGGCCTGCGCCCGGCGGCCCGTTCGTCCGGTGTTATCAGGGAATGTACGGCTGATCAGTTTTGCGCGCCGGATGCTGTCGCCCTTAAACAGGTAAATACGTTTACCAAGGCCATCACGACGGCAACGACGCCAGAATTTATAGGCATTATCAGTGACCCCGTCTTCACCGCCGGAATCCACCGCCATTGCCATCAGTCGCATTTGTTGAGAAGGATCGGAGGCCAGCGGCCAGCTTTTATGAAAAACATCCGTCAGCAGGACATCCCAGTCTTCCGGATAGCTGGCCGGATCAATTCGCTGGCTCTCCCCGTCGCTGTCACCGCGCAATGACTGCGTGATGTTGTAACGATCAATAATCCAGCGTTCGCCACGGCTGCCATAGCCCGTTACCTGAACCACAAAACGGCGATGACGTCCCGCCTGCACATCAACTGTCGCCACCAGGAAATTAACGCCATCCGGCACACTGCGGGAAGGAACTGGCTCTGCCCGCTGCTCAAGCAGTTCACTTTTTCGTTGCTCCATGCTGGCACGGGGAAGATAAGGTAATCCCCAGTCGGTATTGATAACCGTCTTGAGTGTTTCTTCACTTCCGGTTGTCTCGTATTCCTGTTCTGCAGTAAGCAGTTTGTAAACGAGTTGCGAGAGTGTCTGGTAAGCAGCTGCCGGACCCTCCATCCAGAATGACGCAATACGTGAGCGTCGGGGATCACCATAACGACTGCCATCCGCATTGATGGATTCACCATCCCGCAACCAAACCCCACGTCCGTTCAGCTCACGTTTTTGTTCAGGCATAATCCGTCCTGAACAGGAAGGACACTGAATATAAGCCGCCTCACTTGCCAGCACGGGATCGGCAATATCACGGAAACCAGCAACCACATCGCCGCAGGGCTGAAAATACTCACCACAGTGTGGACAGGGCCAGTACCAGCGACGGCGATCGCCACGGTTATAGAGCGACAGTATCCCCGTGGTTGGTGGAGCCTCATGCGGTGAAGTCCGTCGCCATTTCACATCCTTCACATCCCTGCCGGGGGAACTCTCCACCAGCGTCATACCACTGGACATAAATGTGGTGGTACGTTTTGAGGCAAGAGAGAAGGCATCCCCCTCGCCATCAATATCTTCCGGAAAACGGTCATAATCCGTCAGCGCCACGCATTTATAATCTGATGAGGACATGATATTGACTGACGGCCAGCCGATTTTCAGGTAGTTGCCAGCAAGGAATGTTCTGTCATAAACGTTGTTGTCATTTTTGTTCGGACTCAGGCGACTGACCACTTCCGGGCTGACGCGAAACGTTCTGGCAAGTCGTTTTTTGGAGTGTTCGCGGGCTTTTTCCTCCGTCATCTGAATGATCAGCATATCAGCAGGATCGCAAATCACATTGTAAATCACCCAGCCGTCAATCAGGCCGATAGTCTTGCCAGTTCGTGCCGGGCCAACAAATATCACTGCGTCGTATTCACGCGAGGCCAGGCAGTTCATCGGCTCAATAACATACGGTGCCACCAGCGGATCCCACGGGACTGAATTCCCGGCCCCCATGGGCACCCGCATATACTGAGCAACGGCATCAGCAACCCGCATTCGTCTCGGTGCGCGAAGGATATAACCTGAATCGGTTCGTGCTGCCTTTGCGGTTTCCTGATTCAGCATTACTCCTCCTGCTGTAATTCCTCCTCATCATCCGCACCTGCTTCGGTCACCCGCAGGGCTATCTGATCGCGCAGATCATCAATAATGGACTGAACACGGCTCACAGCGGCAGGCTGCAGGCCGCAGTCACGTTCCAGAATATCCGGTAATGTCTCCAGCACCTGCACGACCGCTTTTGCCCAGATGGCAAACTCCCGTCTGACATCACTGGCCGGAATGAGTTGTGCCGTTTCCTGTTCGAACTTAAGACGCTCACGTTCAGACTGATACCAGGCTTTGCGTTCATGTGGATCCATTTCGCCCTCAGCAACCGGCGGTGGTAACCCCATAAATTCAGTCAGAATATCGGTCAACCGGTATAGCTTGAGTTTGTCATGTCCACCAGCGGGACGAATGTTTTTCAGTCTTGCCACGACAGTCTGGCGGTGCAGACCAGATAAAGCCGCCAGTTGATTAATATTCAGCACCAAGTTTTTCAACTCATGATCCATATTTCCTCCGGAGAGCTTTAAACATGCATCGTGCGAACAACTTTAAGAAAACGCGTTCGATGTCGAACAAAAACCGCTCAATTCGACATACAAAAAACAAATAACCATTAATAATCAATAAGATGCAAAGATGATGGTGGCCGATAAAAATGCAAAAACTAGCCTTTTTCCGCGACGCTCCCGCCCCGTGGCAGGCCACCCCACCGGGAGGACCCGTCAGCCTGACAGCTCTGACGAACGTCTGATACAACGCCTTGCATGAATGGCATCGGGATAATCCAGAAAGGCATAGCATCGTGCCCACAAGAATCTGTGTAAGTGTCCTGTTTCTTCCACCCCCGCACAGGACTGGCGAGCATGAGGGACAAACCCGCGAACCATAAACGCGGTAAAAACCCGGTGTGCATCGTTTTTGATTATTCCCGCACACTCGCGCAGAAGGAGTTCCCCGTCGGGCTACGGTCTCTGTTAATACGGGAATACGGCGACGATACAGCGCATGATGTGTCAGGCTTGAATACCTTTATCCGTTAAAAGGGATATCAGTTAAGCTATCCCGTGTAGGGTATAAGCCATTATCAAAGCCACTCTGTAGGGAGTGGCTTTTGTAATGGCAATAAAAAGCCCCGCGAATGCGAGGCTAAATCCTGGTATTTGTAATGACTGGCTCTTATCTCAACGCAGCCCCTTACCGCGCGCAAGATGCTCAATATCAAGCATCAGCAATGAGATGTTTAATCTGGATTCACTCCAGAAGTGATCACCATCCTGTCTACAGAACCAGATGTGAAGGATGATGAGTAAAATTATCGCTATCATCGAAGGCATTGCGTCCTGATGTATTCCTGAAGCGTTCTCAGTGCTGTTTGGTCGCGGATAATTCCGTCCCGGATACCGAGAACGTTTCGTCCAGCAACTGGAGAGAGTTCGACGGTGGCATCATTGCCCATGCCGGAGGCGCTGGAGGTTTCGGCTGAGGATGGCACAGGGCATTTTCCTTTGACGAACACCCGACCACCATTATCAAGCTTGCGCCGAAGAGCATCATTTTCAGCTTTCGCATCAGCTAACTCCTTCGTGTATTTAGCATCGAGTGCATCAGCAGAACGCTGGCGCTGCTGCATGTCAGTAATGGTGGCGGTCGCCTGCTTCAGCTCACTGACTTTTTTATCTCGCTGTTCTTTGTAGGCGATGGCGTTATCACGGTAATGATTGACCGCCCACGACAGGCAGACGATGATGCAGATAACCAGAGCGGAGATAATCGCGGTTACTCTGCTCATTGTTGCCCCCACAAACAGACTTCACGCTCAATCTCACGACGAGTCATCAGGCCTTTCCATTGCTTACCGCCAGCGTATATCCAGCGACGTAGCTGGTCACATGCGCCTTTGATATCGCCCTGGTTTATTTTGCGAAGAAGCGTCGATGTTCTGAAATTGCCAGCACCCACGTTGTAGACGAACGAGTACAGAGCGCCGCGCGTTGTTTCCGGTATATCGACTTTGATGTACGGGTTAATTTGTCTGGCAACCGTGGCAAGGTCTTTATTCAGGAGGGCTTTGCATTCTGCTTCGGTATACGTTTTACCGAGCATGATGTCTTTTCCGGTGTGTCCGTGACATACAGTCCATACGCCAACGATATCTTTGTATGGTATGTAGCTGACACCTTCCAGGCCATCGTCACCACATGGGCCAGTGATTAACACTGATGCTATAGCAATTGCTCCGCCACCAATAGCAGCAGCAACTGCTTTTCGTAATGATGGAGGCATTATTCACCTCTCGCAGCCTTGCGCTTATCTTCTTTAATCTTGAAATAAAGGTTTGTCAGGTACGTCAGCAGGCCAAATACCAGACTACCCAGCACACCTATTGCCGCCCACTGTGAGGGCGTGACTTTATCGAGCAACTGTAAAAACCAGTACCCGGCACTACCTGCTGAGGTGCCATAGGCGACACCCGTTGTTAACTTATCCATGGATTTCATAACCCCACCTCGCAGATGCGGGTGCTGTGTAATGGAAATAAAAAGGCCACCTGACGTGGCCACCAGATTATTTCCCCACCAGCTCGTTTATCTCTTTCACTGTCTGGTTAAACCGCTCTGACTCAAGCTCAACACCTAAGGCCCGACGCCCCAGCGCCATTGCTGCTTTTATTGTGGAACCGGATCCCATAAAAAAATCAGCAACCAGATCACCAGGTCGACTACTGGCATTGATTATTTGCCTGAGCATATCCGCCGGTTTCTCACACGGATGTTTACCCGGGTAGAACTGAACGGGTTTATGCATCCAGACATCGGTATAAGGCACGGAGACTGATACGGAGAAATAGCGCCGGAGAGATTTAAACTCATCCAGCAATTCAGAATATTTGCGATTCAGTGAATCATAAGATGCCACCAGCTGGTGGTGTGGTTGTTCCAGTTGTTGTTCCTGAAACTTCTCTGCCGCTATACGGGAAAACAGTGCCTGTAACTTCCGATAGTCAGCCTCATTCGGCAACTGCCACTGACTGGCACCAAACCAGTGGGAAACCATATTTTTCTTACCTGTGGCTTCGGCAATTTGTTTTGCCGTTATACCCAGTTCGGCACGAGCATCCCTGAAATACGATATCAGCGGTGCCATTATGTGCTGTTTGAGTTCCCTTTCTTTTGCCGCATAGCCGTCACTTTTGCCGCGATATGGCCCCTGGTAATGTTCAGCAAACAGAACGCGCTCTGTGGCAGGAAAATATGCGCGCAGACTTTCTTTATTACACCCATTCCAACGTCCGGACGGCTTCGCCCAGATGATATGGTTAAGCACGTTGAAACGTTCACGCATCATGATCTCAATATCAGATGCCAGACGATGCCCACAGAACAGGTAAAGGCTTCCGGCAGGTTTTAACACCCGCCAGAACTGGGCCAGACAGTGGTCCAGCCACTTAAGGTAATCTTCGTCCCCTTTCCACTGATTGTCCCAACCGTTGGGTTTCACCTTGAAGTAAGGCGGATCGGTAACAATCAGGTCAATGGAATCATCAGGCAGGGACTGAATAAAATGCAGGCAATCAGCGTTGATTAAATCAACACTGTTTATTTTTACAGTATTTTTCATGGATCAGTAAGCGTAACTCTGGTAGGCTCACTCTGCTTTTGCGCTAAAGCAGTGGGCCGTGGTTCGCTTGTGACCAGTAAGCATGAGCGAATGGCTGGCAGGTGCTACCAACACCCACCAGCCGCCCATTTTCACAGCAGGAAACCGCCATTACTGGCAGCGTCTGAATTTATTCCCGTACCCGCCGTTATCCTTCGCCAGCCCCGCCAGAACTAACTGAGTCAGTATTAACTGGCACCGGGCTTCGCTTACTCCGGTAGTTCTCGTCATCATGCGTGGCGTTACCCACTTGTCAGCAGGTAAGAAATGAAGGACTGCGGCGGCGGTTTCTGTCATATCTTGCTGTTTTAGCATGTCTTTTTCCCTTCTGGTTAACATGACATACCAGTAACTCTTGTCTAAAAAGCCAGCAAGATAAAAAGTCAGTATTCACGACCACCAGCGTGTTTACTGTACTGCACCAAGTTTACAGGTACAAAAAAACCCGCTCAGTGGCGGGTTCTTAAATCTTATCAACGGTAGACATACAAAGCCCATCGTTGTGAAAATCTTATCCATATTTTTTGAAAAACGCAAGCATCATGTCGTCATCTTCGGCGAAAACCATTTATCTTGTCACCTTTCTCAATTGTATCTCTGCATATGCTTCTTCCTGCCAGCACTTTGTAACCAGTTTATCAATGACATCTGCATATCCTTTGTACCACTGATAATCCGTCAGGTCTGGTACCAGCTTCTGGACATGAAGCCGCGCCAGTGTGGTTGGTAAACGGCTAAACCGGTTTCCATTGCAACGCCCACAAACCTTATAAACAGGCGTGCCATGAAGCCGGGTTCTTTTTTCATCCAGGACAATACCTTTACCCTTACACCCTCTGCACGCTGTGCTGACTTCTCCCTTACCATGACAATGCTGACACAGTTCCTTCACCCACTCTTCCTTGATAACAGATTCCCCGCTTCTGGAGTGTTTCACCACTTCGCGCAATACATTATGAAATCCAGTACCAGCACAATGCTCACAGCGAGCCTTACTTGCCGCAGACCTGGAATAATCAGCAAAGGCAAAATTCACAAGGTAAGGGATGATCTGTAACCGGGTTTCTTCACTCAATTTGTTCAATGTCGGGTTATCCAGTGCCATCGCGTAATTGAGCAGACCTTCAATCGCAAACTGAGGATCCTGAACACCAACTTTTGCCAGGAATAAGGCAAACCCAAGCGGTGCTTTCGACTGCACCATCCCCTGCGCAGCCATTACATCCGTAATTGTTAAACCACCAGAGCCTGTCGCCGGTGCGTCATCGCTCAATTTTGGAGATTTCGGGGAGTAATATTTCGGTAAGGCTTCAAGGTTCATGCTCGTTCTCCACTTACGCCAGTACGCCTATTGCCAGCGCACGATCGATAAAACGAAATATCAGCTCCAGCTGGGAACCATACTTCTCTTCAAATGCCACGGTATCCGCATGCAGCTCGTCGTGATGCTTTCTGCACAAAGGCAACACAAAGAGGTCATGCGCTTTTGTACCCATTCCCCCCTGACCGTGGCCTATCAGGTGGTGGGGATCATCAGCAGGCTTTCCACAACATGCACACGGCTGTGTCTTAACCCAGCGTGTGTACTTTTCATTAACCCAGCGGCGACGTTTTGGGCGTAACATAAAAGACTCCGGCGACTCCGGATCCACTTTCAGCGCCAGCACATTTTTCGCCTTATCCTGGATGATGCTGGTGGCAGGAACCGAAGGCACAAGGTCACTTTCCCGGGTGACAGACGGCACAACAGGCTTCGGTAATCTCAGTGCCTTACGGGCTGCACTTTCCGGTAAGGCATCCGCCAGGTCATTACGAATCAGCCACCAGCACAGTTCCGGCATTGTCACAACGTGACTGTCATCAAAACCGAGATCCCGACGCACAACAGACAACACCCAGCGGGCACAGTTATCCGTTGCCATTGATTCCAGCCGTTCCGTGAACTGATCACGCAGCTGGTTATCGCAGTGCCAGCACAGACGGATTGCGCCCGGCGCGTGTCGCATTGTGGTCATGTTCTCGCTGTGCCAATCGGAATGAGGCCACTGGCAGCCTTTTTCACGAAGTAACCAGCTTTCAAGACATTCCACGCCACCAGCACGACGGATCACTGCCTCATTGCGGAACACGGCCCGAACGGCAGGATCATCCGCCAGCGGTTGTGATGCCGCCGGAACGGCACCACTGGCGAAAGATGAATAACGTTCCGGCTCAGGCTCCAGCAGGACACGCCCCTGCATAAACAGGGGCATCAGCTCTGAACCTGGCCTGAACAATACGATCCCCATACGCGGGGCAATTTCAGGGGTCAGTAATGCTCTCACGGTCACCTCAATGAACGGTATCGAGCAGCTTTAACAGCTCAGGGAATCGGGATTCGAAGAAATGCGGCTGCGTCTCGCGCGGATTTGCGGGACTGGTGATGTTCTTGCCGAACATGCAACCTTTCGCTGTCAGCGACCAGAATTTTTTGATGTTGTTAATCGCAGTACGACTGTATCGTTCGCGCTGCTCGACGATCCCCAGTTTCACCATCTGGTGATATGCCTGATTAGCCGTCAGGCGGATACCATACTGTTTCAGCAGTGCACTCAGCGACAGCGTAGGGCGACTTGAGCCATCAGGCGCGTCAGCAGGAGCATCAATGGCATAGCGCGGTGCCAGATTCGGTAAGCCAACAGCCTCCTGGAGTTTCTGACAGGCACCAAGCACTGAAGAGTTAGACAGGTTTAACTCCCTGCGCATAAAGTCCAGCAGAATCACTCCAGCCTGCATCTTGTCAGCAGCCTGCCCGGATAATTTTTCCGGTGCGCTGGTTACCATATCGAAAGTACGGATCACCTTCAGATGGAATGACGGGCTGATCCACATTGCATAGGCATACACCAGTTCTTTGCAGACATACGTCCCCTGGTTATTTCCGCCATTAATGACGCTAACTGGTTGATTTTGTTCCAGAGGCGGAATTCCACCCTCGGTGAAAAGTTGTTCAATCAATTCACAGGTTTGCTTATTGGAGAGCCAGTATTTCGGGCGGTTTTTTTGTTCTCCCCCGGCTGCCCTGTGCAGATCGTTCAGGCTGTAACGCCCATAAGCATCACGACGAACTTCAATACCATCAATAACCATCAGATTATTCATACTTCGTTTCTCCTCTTAATCAGGCGGCTGCACCCGCCGGTTTCTCATACTTACTGATAGTGATCTCGACCTTCCCTTTCGGGATAACCGGTCCCCACTCCACCAGCATTCTTTTCACCTGTCTGTCGTCTTCCCACACACCCGCGTGGGTCAGGGCGTCAAACAGCGCCTTGTTATAGTTGTCCAGATCGCGGATCCGGTTATCCGGAGGAAACAACACGATCTCCACTGAAGCAGGTGCCGACGTTGGTTTTGGCAGACGACGTAACTGCTCAACTATTGCTGCGCACGCCGCGCTCTGAAATTTTCGCCCCGCCGCGCTTATCAGGCTCTTACCAGCAAATGCCCCTTTGTTGGGGTGTCGCCAGTAGGTGTTCACGCTGGGCGGGAAAGGCAGGATCAGCTTCATACTTTCAGGCCTCTCTCATGTAACCAGTGAGTTGCACGCAGCCTTGCGTTTTCCTCACCGGCAAGCAGTGAGCGGATAATCCCGACCGCCTCGCTGTCGTCGTCCTTCACCGCGGTATGAAGCGTGATCCCCCGGGCCACACCACGCTTTATCGTGATGACGCCTTTTTTCTCCAGTGCGCGAAGATGCTCCACCGCTGCATTCACCGAACGGTATCCCAGCATGGTTGCCACCTCCTGATTGGTTGGCGGGAAGCCACGCTCTTTCTGATAAGAAATCAGCATATCCAGCACCTGCTGCTGGCATTGAGTTAACGTCGTCATGCCGCCATCTCCCTGACCAGCTTTTCCGCCTGCAGGCGAACCTGCGCCAGAAACGCCTCACCACATGCCTCAAGTTCATCGCGCCCGATGTAGCTGATTGCCGGTCCCTTCCAGGTCTTGTCGAAAACAGCAATAGCACCAGCGAAGAAAGCGCCTGTCGGCACCTGCTTCTCATCCTTCGGGATAAACCAGGCAGGCAGTTCAAAACCAATACGCCCGCGAATAAAAGCAATATGATCTGCATCTTCCGGCCACCACACTTCGCTGGTGGCAGCTTTGATCAGGAAAACATAGCGCCCGCCCTTATCACGCATGGCACTGGCATGCTTCATGATGTAACGCATGCCGGTGATGTATTGCCCCTCATGCTGACTGGCGCGGCTGTATGGGGGATTTCCAAAGGCAGCACCTTTAAGCTCCGCAAGGCGTTCTGACCAGTCATGCGCCAGCGCGTTGTCTTCCGCCGTGTAATACGCAGCACATTTGGCGTTATCACCGTCAGTGAACAGATCCAGAACAAACGGACCAAACAGGGTGTTAATTCCCCAGAAAATGTTGTCCGGCGTGCGCCACTGATCGCCCACTTCCTTCAGTTCATGGGCTGGTTTGTTCCGCAGTTCCACCAGCTCCTGGCAATATTTATTACTCATTAAGCCCCCACGTAATTCCCTGACAGATACCACTCATCACCCGATACAGCGCGCTTGCTGCTTTTCCGTAAACACTGCTCACGACGCGCCAGAAAATTGTTTCGTTCTGGCTGGGAGTGGCTTTCACGGAATGCCGCCATCCACACCGTTGCAGCACGACGGTATAAGCCCCTGGACTCCAGTTCTTCAGCCTGGCGGGTCAGGCATAAAATCTCCCGCGGGTCGTTAGTGCCGACATAGAAATTGCGCACAGGTCTGGTTTCACGAACTGGTTGCCGTTCCGCCTCCGGCGATATCTTTGTCTGGCGCGGGAAATGTCTGCGTGTATCCCCTTCACAACGGTGAGCCACACGCCCACTCTGACGTAACTTGCTTGCTGACTGCAGAACGCGCTGCCGTGAGTAACCTGCAAAAGCATCCGCAATGTCTCCGGAAGTACACCCCGGATGGGCTTCAATGAATTTCTGAACTTCATTCAAAAGACTCATGATCACCCCCTGAATCCTGCCGGGATCTGGCTGTAGTCCACGTTGTCGTAACTGGCTTTGAAGTACGGGTCCTCACGTCTGGCTGCAGATACCGCAGGAACTTCCCAGGATTCTTCGAAATGACGATCCGGACCAAAGAACGTGACAGCCTGTTTCACAAATTGTGTGCCGCTGTTACCCATCGCAGATACCCAGCCCGCATAGCGTTTCACACCTTCCAGCATGGTTTCGGGGTTTACCCCCTCATTCAAACGGGCTTTCCAGGCTTTGAAGGCTGCAGATTTTGAATTGCCACCAGCACGTTTGGGATATGCCAGCCATGCCTGCTCAAACTCCGGAGAGTATTCCGGTCGGTTTGAACGAACTCGCACAGACTCATCAGCAGATGCACCAACAGCTATTGGTTCATTGACTGGTTCTTTGACTGGTTCAAAAGAGTGACTGGTTCTGGGTGAATCTCCTGCACTACCCCCTAGTGCAACTCCTGCACTACCTGGTGAATTTGCTGCACCAGATAGTGAATTATTTGCACTACCCCCTAGTGAATCTCCTGCACCATCCAGATGAAGGAGATAGATATTACTTGAGTTACCTTTTTCACCTTTCCGGGTGACTTTTTTTACCAGCCCGGACTCACAAAGGGCCGCAATATGATTCATCACAGAACGTTTGCTAATCTCGCACTGGTCAGCAATATGCTGGTAGCTGGGCCAGCACTCACCCTGATCGCTGGCATTATCAGCCAGCTTGATCAGAACCAGTTTTCGCAATGGATTACCCACTCGAATTTTCATCGCTTTAACCATCAGCTCCATACTCATGCTGCACCTCCGAGATGCTTCATGTTTTTTCCGGAGCGAAAGGTTATAAGCGGCATACTGACGCGGTAATTACGGCCCAGCGGTTCACAAATCACCTTCTGACATTCACGGTCCACCAGGCTAACACGTAGAACATGCCCTGCAGGTGTGGTGTACCACTGACCCGGACGAGGACAACGGAAAGTCTGATTGGTAAACCGTTTGAAAATATTCCGGATCATTTGCGCCCCCTTACCTCTGAAGGGTTCAGCGACAAATTTATGAGGCAGGCCAGTGCCGAAGCATCATTAATATAGTCATACAAGCTAACAGCCAGCGGAGATTCGGCTTTTGCCAACATAGGATAAAGCTGCTGCAGCCAGACCTGATGAATTGATGAAATGTAGGAACAGAGAACGCTGGCGTTATGTGCAACGTCGCTCGGTACAGCGGGCTTTGAAAGCTGTTTCTCCATCTGGTTAAAGGCATTGATGTATGCCTCTTTGAACTGGGCAGCACGTTTACCCGTGAAACCCATAGCAAGAAACGCAAAGCCGTCGCGGGTTATTTGATAGCAAGGTAGTTTGCGGCCTGTGCAATCGGTGTAATCACTCACCGAAAAATTGCGGGCAGTGAATGATGCGGAACATTCAAGCGTGCGGATCTTTTTCAGTACATCGTCATGACGTTTGGAGAAGAAGTTGGCAACAGCCAGGGATGAAGTAACAGCCTGACCATCAACGATGGCAATTTCAGGTTGAGTGAGGGTTGGGATCGTAGCCATGATGGCAGCCTCTTTGGTGATTTTTAATAACTCACCACCAAGGCTTTCCACGACCTTATTGGTGGTGAGACGTACAGGGGTGGAAATACCGGTCACCAAAGAACCCGGCCCAACCGAAGTTGGCCCTGCACGCCCCACCATAATTTGGGCGTAATGCTGCTCATGACACAAAAAAACCGCAAGAGCGCGGTTGTGCGCTTTGGTGAATTCCGGGTTTCCACGCCCGGCACCCGCTTTATAAGGTGCCTGAACAGTGTAACGTCCCGGAATGGCAGAATCAATGTGCTGGTGGTCCTTCACACTCAACAAAATCACGCCTGAATTTCCACAAAGGACTAAAGCATTCATGCGGGTAGTCTTTGCGAAGATAGATAACGCGCTGTGTTTCTGGCTCCCAACGAATAACATGAACATAAAGTCCTCTTCCGTCACGAAACCAGCGGTTAAGTTCCTGCACAACTCGCCCCCCACAGTCAGGTAAAGTTCTCTGTGGTTACTTACAGCCAGGTGATTTGGTAATCTGCATTCATGCCGTAACAACAGGTGTGCAGCGACACTGACCACCAGCTGTTGCGACAAACGGTTATTTGCCGTTAAACTGTTCATGCGTTAGTTTCTCCACAGACACAAAACGCCACGACGCCCGGAGCTGCACACTCGCGGGCGTCACTCTTTTCTGGAGCGCAGAAAATTTTGTAGACCAGTGCCGCATGCTCCTGGAGCTTCGAAATTGACAGATACAATTCATCATTAATTGCTGTCTGCTCGTGTGGCTCCACTACCCCATCTTCGATTGCCGAACGAATCTGCTTTGAGTAACTCCCGATCTGTTCGATGACTTCCAGCAGGCGCTGGTTTATATCTGCGTTCTCTACTTCCTCAATTTCAGGAAGCGATACAAACACCCCACCAGCAGACTGTGCGACAGCATCCGCAATGTAGTGAGTGCCAGCAGCACGCTGTAAAATCATTGCCCATCCCAGCGGGAAAATCTGATCGCCATCTGCACGAAGGCGGTTGAATAAAGCGTTCTCTGTAACATCCAGCCACTCAGCAGCTTCAGCGTAACCCCCCGGCAACGCCGCGATAGTTTTTCTGACAGCTTTCACGTACCACTCAGGCTGTTTTTCCACTTTCCAGTGATGATTACCCACGGCTTACCTCCTGTTCCTGTGGTTTAAACCCATTCTGGTTTTGGCTAGATTGAAAACGTGCCGGATAAAGAATCTGCATTTCGCTGATTTCACCCTTAAAAAAATTGGCCAGACGTTCTGCAAGATCGATAGATGGAATTTGTTCCAGTCTTTCAATACGACTCAGCGTCGCTGGATTGACCTGAACGCCAGCAGCAACATGCTGCAAAGTAAATCCGTGCGCCTTACGCACATTACGTAATGGTGATTGCATATGACCCCCACATATTGCGTGATGAGCATATTATTTCACGCAAATATTTTGCGCAAGTTGATTTGCTTAACGCGCAATAAAGAAATGTAATAAACGCATGAACATAGGAAACCGAGTCAGACAACTTCGCCAGGCGAAGAACATGAAAATCGCCGATCTCGCTGAAGCAATAGGAGTGGATGCGGCGAATATCTCACGCCTGGAAACAGGTAAGCAGAAACAATTCACTGAACAAGCCCTGAGTAATATTGCCAAGAGCTTAGGTGTTGATATTGCTGATCTCTTTACCTCAGACTTCAAAAGTAATACTGTATGTAAAAACAGTATTAGTGAGGATGTTGCGCAGGTGAAGGATGTATTCCGTATTGAAATGCTGGATGTCAGTGCCAGTGCGGGAAATGGCCTTATCCAGGGCGGTGATGTCATTGATGTGATTCATGCCATTGAATACAGAACTGATAATGCTGTATCGATGTTTGGTGGACGGCCAGCCAATCACATTAAAGTTATCAACGTTCGTGGGGACAGTATGTGTCCAACCATTGAGCCAGGAGATCTCATCTTCGTTGATGTCAGTATCAATCAGTTTGATGGAGATGGTATCTATGTATTTGGTTTTGATGATAAAATTTATGTCAAACGACTGCAAATGATACCTGACAAACTACTGGTGATTTCTGATAACCAGATTTACCGTGAATGGGGAATTACCAGCGAAAATGAACACCGGTTTATGGTCTTTGGAAAGGTCTTAATCAGCCAGTCACAAACCCTTAAGCGACACAATTAACCCTTACCTCCTCATCAATTAGCCACCCAAAGGTGGCTTTTCATTACCCTTTAAATTGCATATCTCGCAACAAAAACACTTGCATAATGCGCAACTTCATTTTATCTTTCTTTCCAGACAAACAAACAAGGTACTAACAAAATTTGGTTGTAACACGGCGTATGGCACATGCGTCGTTAGCGGTCTGGGGACGTTAAAGGGGACAATCCACTCCTTGCTCGGGCAAACAAACCAGGTAGCCGGAATGTGCAAGTCAATGATGATGCTGATAAGACGCCTAACCAGCGTGGCGATTCGGTTTGACGCCTGGGAAGAGACCAGGGTGCAACGATGAGGGCATTTATGGAGCCGCGACAAAGTGTGGTGCCGTAACTGGCTAAGTGCTCTCAGCGTTGTGGTAATCCGCGAAATGGCGCGGCGGTAAGTATGGCGGGGTTACTCTTTCCCCGTTGAGGACACCGGATTGTCAGGTTGACCATACGCCTGAGTGACAACCCCACCACAACAGCCACTGCTTTGGCGGTACCAGTTTGTACCCTTGCTTCCGGCTGGTACCGCTCTTTTTACAAAACAGAGAAGAGCATCACCGGACGACGGGCTCATAACCCAATCCATCCGGGCGGCTGCCACCGCAGGTGTTCTTCTCCGTTTTGTGGAGAAACCAACCGACCTTGCAGGGTCGATATGATGAGGAGCAGCAAAATGGCTAGCGAACGCAGTACTGATGTGCAGGCATTTATTGGGGAGCTGGACGGCGGCGTATTTGAAACCAAAATCGGCGCAGTTCTCAGTGAAGTCGCTTCCGGTGTGATGAACACGAAAACCAAAGGTAAGGTCTCGCTCAACCTGGAAATCGAACCGTTTGATGAGAATCGTGTGAAAATCAAACACAAACTCTCGTATGTTCGCCCGACTAACCGCGGGAAAATTTCCGAAGAAGACACCACCGAAACGCCGATGTATGTCAATCGCGGTGGTCGCCTGACTATTCTGCAGGAAGACCAGGGACAATTACTGACTCTTGCTGGTGAACCTGACGGAAAACTCCGCGCAGCAGGTCATTAATATCGTTCTTAATTAACTGATTATTTATCTCATCACTGAATATCTTTATATAGTGAGGACTTATTATGTCTCAGAACTTAGACGCAACCGCAATTAATCAAATCCATGCCCTTATTTCTGCTCAGGGTGTTAATGAAATTATCAGTAAGATTGGTGCCGATGCTGTGGCATTGCCTGAGAATTTCCGCATTCATGATCTGGAAAAATTTAATTTAAATCGCTTCCGTTTCCGTGGTGCGCTTTCCACTGCCAGCATCGATGACTTTACCCGTTATTCTAAAGATCTTGCAGATGAAGGCACCCGCTGCTTTATCGATGCTGATAATATGCGTGCCGTCAGTGTGCTTAACCTGGGTACTATTGATGAACCAGGTCACGCAGATAACACCGCCACTCTCAAACTGAAAAAGACAGCACCGTTCTCTGCTCTGTTGTCTGTTAATGGCGAGCGTAACTCCCAGAAATCACTGGCAGAATGGATTGAAGACTGGGCCGACTACCTTGTGGGCTTTGATGCTAATGGTGACACCATTCAGGCAACAAAAGCGGCTGCGGCGGTCCGTAAAATCACGATTGAAGCAAACCAGACCGCTGATTTTGAAGATAATGACTTCAGCGGCAAACGCTCCCTGATGGAGTCTGTCGAAGCGAAGACTAAAGACATTATGCCAGTGGCATTTGAATTTAAATGCGTTCCGTTTGAAGGCCTTAAAGAACGTCCGTTTAAATTACGCCTCAGCATTATCACTGGCGATCGTCCTGTACTGGTTCTGCGCATTATTCAGCTGGAAGCGGTGCAGGAAGAAATGGCTAACGAATTTCGTGATCTGCTTGTTGAGAAATTTAAAGACAGCAAAGTAGAAACCTTTATTGGTACTTTCACCGCCTGATTTCATTACTGCAAATGCCCCTGCGGGGGCATTTATGGAAACATAATTTACTCAATAATCGCCGGATGGCGATGGCTTCCTTTTACCAGAATTCAGCGCGGTGCAGCGCATATACGTGGAGAACGAAATGTCATTTATTAAAATTTTTTCCGGGAAGCATTTTTATTATGACAAGATAAATAAAAATGACATCGTTATTAACGATATCGCGGTTTCCCTTTCAAATATCTGTCGCTTTGCTGGTCATCTTTCACACTTCTACAGCGTTGCCCAACATGCGGTGCTTTGCAGCCAGCTGGTACCACAGGAATTTGCTTTTGAAGCGTTAATGCATGATGCAACAGAAGCGTATTGTCAAGACATCCCCGCGCCACTGAAACACATTCTTCCTGACTATAAACGGATGGAAGAAAAAATAGACGCCGTAATCCGTGAGAAATACGGGTTACCCCCGGTTATGAGCACGCCTGTGAAATATGCCGATCTCATCATGCTCGCAACCGAACGCCGTGATCTCGGGCTTGATGATGGCTCTTTCTGGCCTGTACTGGAAGGTATCCCGGCAACAGAGATGTTCAAAGTTATTCCACAGTCGCCAGGCCATGCCTACGGGATGTTTATGGAACGCTTTAACGAGTTATCGGAGTTACGCAAATGCGCATGAGTCTTTCAACTGCACAACCATTGGAGGGGTAGCAATGAACAACTTAATGACAACTAAACAGGTCGCCGACTTCTGTGGTGTTTCAATATCAACAGTGCTTCGCTGGAACAGCATAAACCATAGAACAGGTAAGAAATATAGACCAGACTTTCCTGATCCTGATATAAAATCCTGTCCCAATAAATGGGCATCACACAAGATTTATAGGTTTGCGGGTATTATCGAATAACATTTATTTGTTTCGATGTTAGCTGACACATCTATGGCACAGAGCAAAACCGAATATGATTGTCCACTCTGTGCTAGTAGAAAACATAGATATCAACTATCCGTACCAATCTGTGAGTATAGAATAAATTAATCTGCTCGCAACTAATAGCCTCTAACAGCCAATACAGTGCCACCGATGATACAAAAAACAATACTCCAAAAAGCGTCTGGTATTGGATTGTCATTACTAGCTTCCGAGGTGAGATATGCATTAAGCCAGGTGCGCTGGAAAAGTTATGTTTCCCTAATGGAATTGCCCATGACTCAACATATTTTTTCTCTGTTGCTAGCGAATAGACCTAAAATGATAAGCACCATTAACATCAACAGCGCCCCCTTGAGCTCTTCTTTTCGGTGAAAAGCCCATCATCAACGGCGCATTGCCTAACCCGAATTCTAGCCACCTTAGCCAGTATTTACCCCCTAGATACCAAATGCTTACCCCTCTATTTGCTCTGATAATACTTTATTGCATAATCCCTCACTACATTAGACACTGCGTCAATCCTGCCTTCTATAGCTTGTTTTAACGCTTTCGGCACATTCCTCTGAACCAGCCCAAGATATGGCTGTTAAATTTTTACTTACATTCAAAAAAACTTTAACTTTTGCAATCAGATCATATGATGTTGTTAATGGTAATATTCTGAATCTAAAATGACTTAAGAGTTCGTAGGTTAGAGGGACATGTATGACTTCTGAAAGCAACAGAATTGGGAAGATGGGTGTAAACTACATAGAAGGTGTATTGACAAGATGGGGATGGGGATATCAATCAATTTCGCAAGAAAATGATGATGGGTTTGATGGCTTAATATATATAAGATCTAAACGATTTGAGGCGAAAGATAAAGAAAACCGGAGTAAACAATCTTGGGAGTTCACTGGTGGGTTGATTCATGTACAAGTAAAAAGTGGAGATACATACATTAGTAGTCGTAATAAAGATGAAATAAGGATCAAAATAAAAAACCTCAATGAAAAGAAGAAAATATGGTCTAGATCGTCTATTCCATGCATACTTGTATTTGTTTTTTGGGATCATAATGAAGTTGAGTATTCCTACTGGGCTGATCTTAAATCTGAATTAACTTATTGTGATAACAGTAGTACGCTAATAAAAATCCCCTTAAAAAATAGATTTATGAGATCCCAAGAGTGTAAGGGGCCTTTAAGACGACTTGCAAGGGTATCGGCCAACTATGCAGATAAGCCGCTGATAGATTTATCAAAATTTGACTCATTAAGTGGTAAGCTACCTACAAGTCTAAACAGTAACCTAAATTGTTCTTTGAAAAAGAAAGGTATTGAATTCTATCAGAAATGGCGATTAATTGGGGCTACAAACCCTTATTTTGGTCCTGTTCTAATAAACAGAACTGGTTGGAGTCATATAACTCGACGAAATCGCCCAATAGCAAGAATTGAAGCAAGCTTTAATTTGTTACCTTTAGCAGCAAGAATTATAAATGATGTATCTACATGGCGAATGTTAACACCCGTACGACGGTATGATAATAGAAAGGATGGTTATGTTTGCTTTATAGATTTCGTTGGGTTAACAGCCAAAGTGAATTTAAAGAATCGCAACTCATCAGAAGTTATGGTTGTGTTAAAAAGGGAGAGGAGGTATAAACAGGGTGAAGACTGTTCCTCTGCGAAAACAAGATTATGGTTTTACACTGTTTATGAACCTGGAAGAGGAAAATAAATTGAGGCGGTACAATCGCGCTCAGGCTGTCCCAGACGTGATGCATAACACCACCGGTTCCAGAATTTAAGGATCTGGACCTTCAATTATGCGTGTACCGCCTTATGCAACAATACTATAAAATTATTAAACGTCAAGATGTTCAATAAGATTTGGGCTTTCATGCCACAACACGAAAGTTCATTTTATAACGTCTAAAGCTTTCACAATGTCCGCTTTTCGCAGCTCAAAGCGGACAGTCATATTTGATTGTATTCTGGCTACTGGAGCCTCAGTTAGAGTCTGAGATAGTACAAGTAATGATCGATTCAACTCTCTCCCACCATGCCTGGTAGGCTTTACGCTGTTCTTCTAGATAATCGCTCTTATCATAAACTTGCCATACCCCTGGCAGTTTATGGCCGAGCATTATTTCTGCAATATGAGGCGCAGTAAGATCAGAAAAGTTTGTTCGTGCTGTTCGCCTCAAATCATGAAGAGACCAATGAGGGAATTGATACCCCAAACGCCGCCATGCGTACTGCATTAAATTGTAAGGCAGCGACTGCAATGATGTTCGTCCAACGGGTTCCCTGCTTCCTTCCTTAGTAAAAAGCATATCGGAACCATTGTTCATAGAGATAACGTACTTTATAAGCTCTTCAACCGGTTCAATAATGGGGCGCTTTAGCGGTTCGCCTGTTATATCCCCTGTCTTATGTCGTTCTGGCGGTACAGTCCATACCTTATTAATGAAATCAAAATCATCCACCCTAGCGGTAATTAGCTCTGAACTACGGCAGCCAAAATGCAGCAATAGTTTAATGAAGGCCCGGTATTTAGGAACCATTCGAGAACCATCGATCGCAGCATAAAGGATTTTAATTTCATCATGTGTCAGAAACCGTTTCTTCTGACCTTTACGGATATCCATATCTTTACCCGTGATATCCGACAGCGGGCGGGTTTCAATGAGCTTTCTCTTATAGGCCCAGACATGGGCCTGCTTTGCGTTAATTAGCAATCGGTCTGCTATTGCTGGAGTCTTAGTGCTAAGAGGCTCTAAGACTTCTAACCAATCATGCAATGTAGCTGCATCGTGAGGGATACTCCCGATTTTAGAGAACAGGTGCAGCTCAAACGAGCGGAGTATCTGTTCAGAACCTTTTTTATTTTTTACACAATATGCTTCATACCAGGCACGGATCACAGACTCTACCGTCATGGCTTCAGTAGCTTTTCGTTTTTCAGCCTGCTTGACCAATCGTGGATTACGGTTTGACTCGAGTTCACCACGAAGACGGAGAACTTCTTCTCTGGCCTCTTTTAATCCAGTTGCCGGGTAAGTTCCGATATCAAGACGCTCACCTTTCCCTGCCCATTGATAACGATATTGGAACACTACGCGACCTTTCGGTGATACTCTGACAGACAGACCATCACGATCGGATTTAACCAAAACCTTATCACGTTCCTTTCCAACGACTGAACGCAACCACGCATCAGACAGCGCCAT